CAGCGCTATCGAGGTTTCTTGTGACCTTGCGTGTCCAACCGCCATTATAGAGGGCGTCACCATTGCCATCGATATTTTGTTCAACGGTGGTAACTGTTCCGTCTGGGTTTTCTGCCACTACAAAACCGATATGCCCGAATTGGTGATATGGTAAGCAGTTAGTCACCCAAACACTGCCTACTGGCGGATTGTTAGACCCGTTAAAACGTGTGACTTTCAGTCCTAGACTTTCAGCACGGTTTAAGCCATCAATGGCGTTTAAGTAGCTGAGATCGAGGTTAAACAAGCCTTGATATTGCAAAACGTTGTCAATCAAAGCGACACATTGCCCGCCATAAGGATTCGTGGGAACAGTGACACGTTGATTAACGAGGCTATCAAGCGTGTTTAATAATTGTGCTTTTGATGTCATGTTTCTCCTTTCTTAAATTTATTTCTGGATGGATTGCTTAATTTCCAAAATCGTGTTTTCCAATTCAGCAACCTTCCTCTTCAAATCGTCAATTTCACTTGTAGGTAATTGAGATTTTGTTACAAGCGGGTCTGCCGCAAATTTGTTTTGTTCTAAAACCTGTAGAAAAAAGTTATTGTATGTTGGGAACAAACCATATGCCTGGCTGACAGACAATAATGAAGATTGTTTACCTTTAATTTCACCAATATCTTGTCCAATAGATTCTATTACATCTTTTAAATTACTCATAAAACCACCTCATTAGAGAGTGTTTTTAGCTGTTGTATATGCTGCCACATAATCTTCGTTTTCAATAGCTGTGATACGATTACCAAGTTCTGTAAGTTTAGTAATAATACCAGAATCAACATTACCACCACCAGCAGCAATCTTATCAGCAAGCTCTTTAAGAGTGTCAAGCTCTTCAGGAGCACCACCGATAAGGTCCGTTTTAGCTTGTGCAATGGCAGTGTTAAGTTGATCTTGAGTGACGCCGTTAGCGGTCACTTCACCTTTCTCAGCCTTGCCAGCCAATGCTGTTTTAATCTCTTTAATGTCTGCTCCGACTGCTTGGGCAAAATCATGTAATTTACTCATTTATGTTTTTCCTTTCAAATTTTAGCTAGATTGTAGATATTGACGAGGTCTTCAGTAACTTCACCACCACTACCGGTGATTAGCCCAGAATCTCGCAATTCATCCGCTAGTAACTTTAACTTAGGGCTCTTGTCCGATGGGATAGCACTGTCTGCATTTAATGAGTTTTTCACTTTCACTTTGAAATTGTTAGATGGGAAAACATGCCCATCTAGTTTAACCTCGAGGTAATAAGTGCCAGTAGCTACTACACTGCCCATTGAGAATGAGAAACGCCCATTTTCAACAGCAACATCTTGGTATAGTGCCACTGTTTCATCGTTGGACAGCGTTAGCTTACCAATGCCAGACAATTCCATGCGTTTCCCGTCATACCCTAGAATCTCAAAGCCAAATACGGAAGTGGTGTCCCCAGATTTTAGGACATCACCGCCCTGGATTTGGTTAATGGAAGTCATGAGTCTAGCCATAGACTAGTCCTCACGAGGTTCATGGTAGTTTAATGCTCGTTCACTATCAGCAACGCCTTTAGTAGTTGGGTCTGTTACGATTCCAAGAATTACTAAGATCACAACGAGGGTATTAACGCCCTCTTGAATATTGCTTGGAATGTGAAGACCGAATTGTTGCAACATAAGGAAAATTGCTGAGATAAGAGCTACCAAAGTTGCTTTGTTTTGTAAGCGTAGTTTAAAGTTAATCATGTTTAATTCCTCACTTCTAAATTAATGTATTTCTTATAAAGGGCATCAATGTACCCGTTGCCACCTAATTTTTTATAGCTACTGTGCATCTTGTGAATCACATCAGAATTATGAACAGTCGTATATCCACGCTCAAGCTCTTTTGTAATGTCTCGTTCTAATCGAAGATACATTGTCACTAAATGAGCCTCGTCATGCACAGCTAACTTGTCATTTAACTCATTGATTTTCTCTCCGTTAATTTCTCCTAATTCTTGAACGACTTCAACGGATTCTTGAATGGTGCTTAATTCCCCTTTAAGCTCACTAAATTGTTCTTTGTTTAAGTTAGCTGACTTGCTGGCTTTCATCCCGAACCAGCCGGTCGCAACCACCCCGACAGTGGGGGCTAGGTGAGCTATTAGATCAGAAACATTCAATGTACTGTACCTCTTTTATTTATTTAACCCCCAATTAAAAAACAATCTGATTACTCTTTTGTGAGCTGAGCCAAGAGCTCGTCGTCTACCATAAGAGCAATCTGCTCTTTTACTTTTGGTTTCAAAATCTTAGGAACTCGTTTAAACGGAAAATTCCCTTCAACAATATTGATTGCAAATAGTTTAACCATCATATCTTTATCTCTTTCTATTTTTTCTTTAATCTTCTTTAACGTCAATAATGGACAATTCAGCCAAGTCTTCATCGTTAAACACCTCTTTTTCATAAAATTTAGCAATAATATTCATTAGCGTTACTTGTGCCGTCCTTGATTGTTCCTGCTGTTTCGTCATTTGCGCTTCCATCTTTGAGATGGTATCTGCCGCTTTATTATTCAAAGCGTTATATTCTTTAATTTTGTCATCAAGCTCATTAAATTTCTCAGTTTCAGCACGTTGTGGGAAATTTTCTTGATAGATTACTTCTAGCGCTGCATTTAATAGCTCGGTGTTTGATAAGTCGATTTTTTCGACTGGCAAAAAGACGGGAACGATAGCCCCGTCTGTGTTTTTTAAAACCACCTTGGTGGCGGACGCTGCACCACTTGCGTCGTATTCTTGAGATTTTGAAGCGTATTCAAATTTCATAGATTAACCTTTCTATACCTTAATTATCTAGTTTTAAAAAAGGTTTTTTGCCCTTTTTAAATAACAAAAAAAGAACATTGTAAAATGTTCTTAATGAATATAATTAAACAACGTCATTCCATCTTTTGTCAGAGCTATTATATAGAACACCGTTCCTTCTTCAGATTCTGGTTGTGTAGCATATATCAAATGATTGTCAATTAATTCATTGACAACTGACACTGCTTCATCCTCAAGATTCATTTCCTTTACAAAATAAATACTCCAATCTCCCTCAAGTCGCCATGTCCCATCTTCTGTATTGCGATGCTTCCCGTGCGGTACATTCATCTCAAAAGATTTGAACTGTTCAAAACAACTGATTAAATACAAAGCTTGAGCTGAAATTCTTTGGAAAAGTCTAAGGTGAAGCTGATATTGATTAAATAGCTCTTTGTAGTGTTTTTTGGCAATGATACGTTGAAGTGTACTTCCAAGTAAAGATACCGTTTCTTTATCTGGTGGAAATCCTTCTAAGATTTTAAATAATTGATTGATAATGACATTTCCATACGGGTCTGCAATTATATTTTTTAAATCTTCAAAGGCCTGTTCAATATCATCAACTTTATTAAGATACTCATTGAGCAAATATGCTTGTTTCGTTTCTCTGATTCTGTCATTGATTTCCGAATTAATACTTAATAAAGGAATAAAAATATCAGAGACACCTCCGGTAACTGTACTAGCCAAAGAAGAACCCACTTCTTTAGCTGTATCTTTAAAAGCTTCTCTCTTTATCATTGACACCTCATGCGTTTCTAATTTCAAATTTGAAAGTTTTTCATCTAGCGTTCCCATCTTTTTTCTCCTTGATTTTTAATCATTTTATCGAATTAAGATGGTTAATTCAAGCTAGCTTGGGAATGGATCTGTGGTAATCCATGAAATAGTAGTACCAACTGTTTATAGCATGATTGTGAGTTGACCGAGATAATTTGTGTCTTTTTTCGTCCCTAGCGCTGCAATCCAGTTACTATCTTTATTAATTTGAACATGGATATCTGTTTCGGGTGTTACAGACCAGCCAGAAATTGTAAACATGTACGCTTGTGGTGCTGTAAACACCGTGGCTGGCAATTCAGCCATTTTTATATCCCCGCCCGTACCAGTAAAATTGTATTTCACAGTCAACACATCTCCGACACGCTTATAGAAACTACCTTCGACTCCAGCGGGTTTCCATCCAGTGTTGATTAAGTTTGTGTTTTCGTTCCGGGCAAACTCTTTCCAAGGCTCCCAGTCGTCAACTTTTTTAGACCATCGGTGATGTCTGAAAAAAAGTTGTCCGTTATTGCCCCAAAAAATCTGGATAGCCTCTTTTGAACCGTCGGTATTTTTACCATAATTACTGTAATGAAATAGATATCCCCACTGGCCGTTAGGGTTTCCTGGTGCCGCCTTGTCAATGTAATATTGACCGGGTTGGTCGAGGTAGTTAGCGTTGGTAACGTTAGGTTTGCCATCTATCCATTTCGGGGCACCGTTATTGCTAGTCAGCTGATATTGCTGAATTTGACTGTTGTTAGCATAAATATCACCGGCAACATCAAGAGCTCCACGCTCTCGGACTTTGCCAACACCGAGCCCTGATTGATCGTAAGAAAGCGCCACGCTCTCGACCGGAACGGGCGCCTTGAAACTTGCGTCAGTGAATTTGTCTTCTAAGACAGCTAAGATTTCCCACGACATATTAGCAGCATATACACCCGCTAAATTAGCGGAGGAATTGACTAGGCTTGAAACACCAGCCCAGTCACCAGAGGCAGGACCGGTGTCTGTTGTGTAACTATCCTTGCCATAAGGCGTCACCTTAAAGGTTAATTTCATGGTGTTTTTTTGAACGCCATTGACTGTTAACGGTGCGATTTTAGCGTTCCTTAAAACTTGCAAGGTGCTTGATGTAGCACCTACTCTCGTTACATCGAATTTTAGTGACGGTGCGAAATACTCAAGGATAGTAATTGTTTTTTCAACCGGTGCGCTTGTACGCCCACGGCTATCGGTAACGGTCGCTCTAATGGTCACTTGGCCGTTAAAATTCATAATCCCAAACGTGCCACCATTAGAGTTAACTGCTTGATTACCCCCAACGATTTCAGCTCTATAATTTTTAATTGTCGAGCCGTAAACCCCAGCGGCGCCATCGAAAGTCACTTTGATATCGGACATGATTTGGACAAAGTGCTCCGAGCTTGTAATGAGATTCCCTGCTACTGCATTAGTATCCGTCAATGTTATCCCGGATAGTTTTGGTTTGATGTCATCAGCTATAGTCAACGACAGGCGTTTGATGTCTCTTGACATCTCACGTCCGTTCTCGTAAGCGATGATAGTAACCTCGCCAAAACCGCTGGTGTTATCTAGAAGTTGGTCGTACAAAGCAGGTTCTGGTGTCCATGTATAGCTGGTTTCAATATCGTCCCCAGCCACTTTTTTTTCGTAATTGTTAAATCGCACCCAGATTGAATGCCTATAAGTATTCTGCTTGCGGTTGATGTTAATTGTAACTGGGCGCCCAATGATAGCTGTAATATCGCTTGTAGAACTTCCTCGTGGAATATCAGTTAACTTGTAAGAGTTACCACTAATTATTAAGGTGTTTGGACTATAACCGCCAGAACCGTTAAATTGAGCTGTGAAGACAAATGTCTTCTGTCCATTGTTTTCGTGATTGATTGTAACCGTTTCATCAATTAATGGGATTGTTTGGTTGGCACCTAGAACACTAGGTCTCCCCGACCAATTTAGACGACGACCGTCAAAATCGATGAAAGCACTACAAGAATACTCAGCAAATGTAGCTGCTGTGTTCAATAGCGCTAATTGAAACCTAACTTGACTTGTGTTAGCTGTCTTATCTTGACTCACTTGATCAATCCATAGCCTAAGCCTAAAACCTCTATCATTGTTACTCCAAAATTCAGCCAATTAAAATCCTCCTACGTATCGAATGACATTCATGTCTGGATTGATGTGGTACTGTTCTTCCCGATAACGCCCAACTTGGATAGTTTTTGAGAAGATACCGTTTTCTATGTGAATTACACCTTGAGAAATGTACATGACTTCAACCCCAGAACTAAACATTGAAATGCGCCCATTTGGGTTGAACATCATGCTTGAGCTACCATCATTCTTACCAATAACGAGTCCATCATTTGACGAACTCATGTATGTGTCAATGAAATTCCATCGGTCAGACAGCTCACCTAGATTTTTAGCAATAGTTGACACCCGCTGGCTTGAACTAATCAAAGCTTTCTCAGCTTCAGCACGCTCAGTCTCGTTCGATTTAACGAAATCTTGGTAAGTTTTAATCCAGTTATTCAAGATTTCAGCGCTCGCTTTGGCTTCCATTTCAGCTTGAATAATTCCAGCTCTCTCGTTGAGTGCATTAATCTGCTCAAGCGTCAATGCGCTATCCGCTTTGCTGTTTAGTTGTTTCTCTAAATCTTTCGGCGACGCTTGCCACGCTCGGTCAGTGGTTCCTTCGTAGCAGTCTAGCTCCGTGAAGAATAACAACGACTCGCTGCCGTTAGTTGTGCCTTTATTATCAATACGGATAAAGCCTTCATCACACTCGCCGGAATTAAATGTCAAGTGCCATTTAACAACCCTGCCAATTGATGGTGAACCGTTGTGCGATTTGAAGTTGACTACGTTAGTGAATGTTTTATTGGTTTCATTCGACTTGCGACCAAGGAAATAGATATCTACACCCTTAATATTACCGGTAGCGAATGATTGAATGTTGAACGAATAATCAGTATTTCGTTTGACTGGGAAACGTAGCGTAGAAGCTGGGAGTGATGATGATGTTCTTAGCAAAAACAGTGGTCTAGCGCCGTTGTAGTAAAAACCATGACTTGAAATAGATAGATTAGCATTTGGCTGTGGCACTTCCCAGAATCCCCAGTTATCAAGATTCTCCGGAAACGCTGAGTTTGTTATTAAGTTTTCACCACCAACCGACACGCTACCAACCATATCATTCCAAACATAATCAGCTGGGTTTGTGCTGTCAGCTTGATTGAAGTTAGTACATACACCCAAATAGCGCTTGCTGCCATTTTGTGTCAGACTAAAACCATCTCGACCATCGGCGCTGTCAGCGTAAGCGAAATGGACGTAAGGTGTTCTTCCGTCCGCCCCAGCTTTACCGGGAATACCATCCCGGCCATCGCTACCTTTCCACTTACTCCATCGGTAATCTTGTGGGTTTTGACTGTCGATAGCATTGAAATCTTGGTACATGCCGATAAATGGCTTGTTAGTATCTGTTTGACTAAATCCACCGCCGATTGTGGTATCAGCGTAGGCGATGTGGGTATACTGTGTTTTACCATCAGCACCCTTAACGCCCGGGATTCCTTGGATTCCTTGCGGGCCTTGCAAGCCTTGTGGACCACGCTCACCTTGCGCTCCACGTTCGCCTTTTTCACCCTTTTCACCGATTTTAGACACTGAATAGCCCGTTTCATTGGCATTATCCGTATAAGTCCAAACCGTCTTGGTCCAGAGGAATTGCCCCGCTGGAACATTAGGCACTTGACTATCCCAACCGCTCGTTGGCGTTACTGTCCCTGATGTACCGACTGCATAAGTTATCGTGGTTTTTTTAATTCCTACGCCATCCTTACCAGCTATACCGTTATTGCCATCGTTGCCATCTCTTGCCACGTAGGTTTTCTGATACCCAGTTTCAGAGGTGTCATCGGTGTACGTCCAGACTGTTTTGGTCCAAAGATACTTACCTTTGACCAGAGCTGGCGGGTTTGCCGTCCAATTGGTGGGTTGGGCTGTTTCGTTGTCGGATAGCCCGTAAGTGATAACGGTGTTTTTGATACCAACCCCATTTTTTCCGGGCAAACCGTCGTTACCTCTGTCACCTTTGTCCCCTTTAGGACCTCGTTCGCCATCGGCGACTTTGGTGAAAGTCACCTCTCCACTAGCCGCTAACTCGTCATCAAGATAGGCTTCGACAGTAACTTGCAAGGTGTTCTCGAAATCTGTTGGTTTAACAACTAACTGATTACCAGTGCCGATAATCGCATCACCATTTTTGTAAAATAATAGCGGTTGATAAACCTTGCCGTTTCTTTCAAGCGATGCTTTTAACACGCTTTGACCTACATTGTTCTTAAACGTAGTCCCATTATCAGTTGAAAGTTTCAACTCGTAAGGGATGGCTTGCTCGGCCAATTTAGCCATGCGAGTCAACAAACTGTCTGACACCTTGTTTTGCAGCGCTTGGAAATTAGCGAATACCGTTTTATTCTCAATTGGATTAGAGAAACTAATCTGTTGCTCACTGACACGGGCTTCAAGCATAAGCGTAGGTGAAAAACCAGTATCTTGGATTTTAACAGTGTCTCCGATATCCAAATCAAGGAAGCCATCCACTTCATAAGTAATGGCCGGATAACAGAATTTGCGTAGATTTCTCAACGCCGTTGAAATAAGTACGTCTTCACTATCCGTCTCAACTTCCATATCCTTACGAATCCAGTTGTCATTCGTCTCCTTGCCAGTCAAAACAGATGGATATAGACGTTTGGAAATGGGGGCAAATAGCAAACTACCTTCAAGATAGAACTCTACCTCTCCCTTTTCGTTCTTCCATTGTTGTTTTTTCTTTGGATCGATAACGACTTCAACCGTGCTGACGGAAACCTCTTTAGTTTCTACTTCTGGCGCTGTAATGTTTGGCGTGTTGCCAGTCTCAGTCCGACCCTCAACAGTTTTACCCTCTTTCAGCTCTGGTGGGTAACACAGTGTTTCAATGGCTCCTAAATAAGCACTAGCTGGATAGCTGTTTTGAACGACGTATTGACGTCCAGCGTAGTTTTGTTCTAAGACCGTAACAGTGCTACCATTGTTAGCTACGATAATTGAAACATGCCCCCAAACCGACGTTCCTTGGTAGGCATTGTATGGCTTGATGTTAGCGATAGCTCCAGCTTTTAATTGGTTAGTATTGCTAGGTCTAACAACACTCCAACCGAATCGATCCCATGCGTAGTCAGTACCAATCTTACCAGCAGCCATGCCGGCGCCTATCAACCCAGATAGCCCGGTTACACCACCACCAAGACCAGGTCCCCCTAATTTCATGGAATACCAAGCTGCCAATGCGTAACATTGACCACTACCAACTCGACGGCCTTTCAATCCGTGCATTTCGTTGATAACGGCGATAACCTTATCAGCCTTGACTGTCCTCGTCACTGGTTGATTAGGTTGGGTGACTTGATTATTTGGTTGTCTCCATAAGTCATCGAGCTTATCCAAAATGTTTCCATTCGTTCGGTTAATGCCATTTCGGATATCACGCATAAGAGCGATGTAGTGTGCATATCCAGCGGCAGCGTAATCATAAAGAGCCCCTCCGATTCGGAAGAGCCCCTTGGTGTATTCCTCAATATTCTGCTTGCCTTTAACGCCGTACATTTTGCGACCGCCACTTGTTTGCTCTGCTAATAGATAAGTGTAGTCCTTCATGTAGTCATCAACGCTGGCGTAATGCATATAGGTGCCGCCCTCGTTGGCTGGTCTGGCGCTACCAGTGGTGACTACCACACCAGACGGGCGAGTTTGAGCACCTCCGGTGATACCGCCCCAGTTGTTGTCTCGTTTGGCTACGTTTGACGCTCCCCACCATGATTCGAGGTAGAGTTGAGCTAGGACACCGGACGGCAAGAGATTGCGCTGAACACATAGATTTAAAATGGTTTGCACCAAATTAGCACTCAATGGATGACCAGCGTATACGAGATTGCCCCCAGTGTATTTCTTACCACCACTAGCTACTTGACTAGTAGCTGGGTTTGAAACCTTGCTAGTTTTTTCTTTGGTTTCCTCTTTTTTACCGACAGGCTTAACAGCATTAAATATCTTTGTTTTGTCAATGCTACGTTTAATACTCTTAACATTCTTGCCATATTTGATAACGATGTCGCTACGCTTGCGCCCAACGCCTTGGTTTTTATCATCGTGAGCCTTATAAACGTTTAAAACGAACTTATCAAGTTGACTATCAGCTTGTAATTTTGTTTCAAATTCGATTTCAGCATCGAAGTTTTTAGCCAAGGAAATCAAACGAGCAAGGGCAGTTTCTTGCCCTTCCCACTCAAGAGTTTTTTTAGAATCCTTGATTTGATTGATACCTAAGGTTACTTTAGATAACCCCAGCGTGCCCCACTCATCCAAGTATTCCTTAAATGTCATGGGTTTCGTTGCCTTGTACGCCCCTTGATATTCTAGAAGCAACTCAAGGCTCAAATTCTCGCAATAGCAACGGATGATGTGCTCGTCTTCTTCAATTTTCATCACATTAAAGAGGTATGAGCGTTTTTTGTGTTTAAAACTTACAAAAGAGCGTTCGTTTAAGTGTTTGTAAGCTTTTTCAACCACTGTATCTGACTTGATTTTTTTCTTAAAGACAGAAAACTCAAATACAGATGTTCCTGTTTCAAGCGAACGTGTCCATTTGTCGTTGAAAAAATTCAAGGTGGTTTGCTTGTCGTTGTCTATATAAGCAACTTTTTGCAAATTATTGTTATGAATTGTTAATAACATTAAATCCACCTTTCTTCAAATTCAATGGTTACACTCGGTTTTTTCTTACCCCATGATGATTGAATAATTTCTAACTCTGATTGCCCCGGTGGCAACACTGGCCACAACGAGCCGTCAACAATCTGATCTAAGTTAGGGAGATTGTTGAGATAGACTATGTCCGTCTCGCTATTGATAACCAGAGAGCTGCCTTGTGAGTATCTGTTTGGGATGTCCTTCGTCCCGTTGACAAAGTCCTTTCGATAAACAAAACTGTCCAAATACATGTGGGTTGGCGCCGGTCTATCATTACCAAATGCCCCCAATGCAACGTGTACTTTAGCTGACTTTTTGCCTTTAATTTCAGGAACTTTGAATTTTGGATAGCTACCACGCCAAAACACTTGTATTTCTTCGTCTCGACGTTGTAAGTCAGACTGTCCGCTGTCTTTATTGAACGGGTTTTCATGCGCATTGTGAGTGGCCCAAAACGTCCCGAGCTTGTGCATGTTGTAGCCACCTATCCCATTAGAGGTTAATAGGTTGTATTCCGTAGTCAAGCCGTTCCCACGTTTGATGGTTTCGACACCATACAGAAATTCGCCGTTTTCAGCGGTAATGGAAATTTTGATAAAACCAACTTGATTAGCTGGGTTTACCCAAAAAATCTGCCTCCACCACATATATTCATTGATAGAGCCACGCTCTCCCGTGCTATCTGCTGGAATGTCCCATGTAAGGGATGCGGCATTATTAATTTCTCGGCCACTTCCACGATTGGTTAGCGCTAAGTGCGGTCTACCCCACGCATCGACAATTCCAAGTGTCCCATTTAGATTTTGGAGCGTATCGTTTAAGATACCAACGTTTTTTTTGCCTTCTGCGAGACCCTTGACAATCCAATTATTCGAAACATAATCGAACAGAATTTCAGAATGCTTGTAAGGCTCGACGTCGACTTCTTCGGTATTTCCAACTTCGAATGCGAATTTTTCGTTAACCAAACCATAATATCCATTATCGGCGTTAGCCTTTAAAGTAATAATCGGATAAGCATTCTCTGAGCCTTGATTGTCGATAGAGAAAATCATTTTCCCTTTATCTTCACGATAATCAGTAACACGTTTGTAAGTAGTCGAATGCGCCACGCCGTCTGGCACGATAAATTCAATAGTGGCTTGGTCGTACCAGTCTGAAATACCTCTGAGGCTGACCTCGCCTTTAACAAGTGCCAAATAATAGCGGTCAGGCTCCGTTGGTAGATGGAGCTTAACCGCCTCTTTGGTATGTAGCACTCTGGCAGCTTCTTCCCTAACTCGGTAAAACTGCCCGTTGTCAGTCGGTGCTGGTTGATTAGGGTCAATGAATGTCATATCAGCTAAATCTCTAGTAGCTAGACTGACTGTGACCTTGATTTTCTTAGCACCGATATTGACATGTTGGACATTAACGCCAATCGACGGCGCTGAATCTGTTGAGATAGACCGTTCGTTTCCTATCTCATGCTCTATTTTGATTAGCTTGAAATAGTCGTTTAAGTCATATCCGTTAAATTGAAATAAAGCCATTATTCAAGCCCTCTCATTCGTTTGTAAGTAAATTCTTGCGCTTTTTGGTAGCTACTCATATCATCAGCAGCAGCATAAGCAAATTCACGGCCATTGATATTAAGTGAAATCGGACGTTCGACCAACTCAGTGATAAGGTCAAGCGCTTGTTCCAATCTATCCATTCTTGCGTCGTCTGCCAATGACAAATCAAGACTGCCACGCATCTTGCCGCCGTCGAAGCTGTCGAAAATATTATTATCTTCAAACAAGTCACGGGCACTGATAGCGTAGCGACTAGCAGTATCAATCATGTCAGCTATTGATGACTTAACATATTTAACACTCTTGTCAATACCTACTGCCAGACCTTGACCGATATAGATACCGACGTTATCACGGAACAAACGTGATGGCGAGTGAATTTGGGCTGCCGCTTGTGCTGCTCGTTCTGCTTGAGCTACAAGGGCATTAGCTGCCGCTGTCACTGCCCCTAGCGCTGATAGCATACCTTGAGCCAAACCGTTACCGATTTGTGCCCCAGCTGCTCTCATACGCCCTACACCAGCATTTGCTCTGGCCGCCGCCGCATTAACCAGACTGTCCATTGCTGAGCCTACTTGCCCAACCGCTGATTGAATCCCGCTCGCAATATTTCGACCAGTCTGAGTTCCGGTTTGACGACCCATTTGAATCATACGTTGACCACTAGACTGCACAGCTTGTGCCATGCGTTGCATAGCTGACTGCACTTGTCCAGCTGCACTATTCATGGCGCTAGCAATAAGTGGTGCACTTGTAGCAATGCGCATGATAGCTGATGCCGCATTATTAGCAGTGCTAGCTACGGCTGTAAGGATAGCCGGAATAGTAGCAATAGCAGTTGATAGAGCAGTCATTCCAGTTACAGATTGCATAACTTGGGCGTTAAATTGCATGAATCCAGTAGATGCTAACATCAAGGCTGGTGTCATCATGGTTAGTGCCATGTTGAACATGTTAAGCGGCATTACCGCTGTTGTGAATTGCGTTGTTAGCTGCATTAGAGATGTGGCAAACATCATAAATTGACTATTCAACATGGTTAGAGCTGTACCAATCGCAGTCATACCAGTGCCAAACATGGTCATACCCGCTGACACTGTTGTCATGCTGCTAGTAATCATAGTTAATTGGCTAGCCAAACTTGTTAGACTAGCGGTTAACACGGTCATGCTTGCACTAATAGCAGCCATGCTTGAGCTCAATGTTGTTGAAATAGAGCTAAATTGAGTCAATCCGCTTGCAGCTTGCGTTAATGCTGGGGCTAGTGTCATGATTTCAGTTCTAAAGGTCGTGATAGGCCCCACAATAGCTGTTAAACCAGTGAGTGATTGACTAGCTTGACTTGAGAACGTACTGAAAGCAGTTCCGGCAGTAGTAAGCAACGTTTGCAAGCTAGTGAATGATGATTGAATGCTTGTAATTGTGGTTGAGAATGATGTCAAACCAGATACAGCACTAGATGCTGAGCTAGACACCTTACTCATGCCGTTTCCAAGCTGAGTCATGCCAGTACCAGCTTTTGCAAGTCCGGCTGAATTATTACCAATCGAACCTACCCCTTTAGCGACTGCTGCAAGAGACGCAGCCATGTCTCCAAGGTTGGTGTTGGTGATTTTAACAACACCATTCGCTAATTGGTTGAATCCAGACCCCGCTTTTTGAGCCGCTGTACCGATTGAATTGAACACATTAGCTAGGCTATTCAATACACTACTAATTGCACTGCCGGCAGAAGTAATCACGCTTGAAATACCTTCAAACGCTGATTTGATACCGTTTCCGATACCTTGAGCCGCTGTGCTGATTGATGTCCCGACTGATTGCACTACGCTAGCAATACCCTGCAATGCAGCACCAATGGCACTACCAGTAGCACTGATAATGCCGGCAATGCCGCTTAATGCAGCTTGCAACCCTGTACCGATACCCATTGCGGCAGCAGCAATCGCTGAGCCCGCCGCGGATACGACTGAAGCGATGCCGCTAAACGCCGATGTAATTACTCCAGCAATCGAATTGATGACTGGTACGATCTGACCGATGATAGCGACGATACCATTAACGATAGATTGTAGGATAGGCGCCAATGTTTGAACAACCGTAACGATGGCAGAAACCACTTGACTAATGACTGGTGCCATTGTTTGAACGACTGTAACAATTCCCTGGATCAAGGTCATAATGACTGGTGCCGTTGCTTGGATACCTTGCACGATTACTTGTAAAACCATTGCAATCTGTGGCCCAAATTGCCCGATTACTTGAGCAACTTGAACGATACAGTTTGAAATGACCGGAGCGATTGCCACGATAGCGTTAGCAATGATTTGAGCTACTGCTGTGATGGTGTTCCCGATGATTTGAATAATCGGGGTAAATGCGCTAACAATTCCACTGATTGCGGTACCTAGAGCAGTGACCCAGTTAGTCAATGCGTTAATAATGCTTGGTAACACACCTAGAATGGATGTTAGCGCTGCACCGAATGCTGTAACGAATGGTGCTGCATTTCCTAGTGCAGTTCCGGCAGCTTCAACCAATGGTGCTAACTGAGCAAGTCCGGGTGCGGCTTCACCGACTGCCTTGACGACAATACCAAAAGCAGTCCCGAACGCTTCAATGATAGTTCCAGCAGCCTTGCCAATCCCTTGGACGACTGTGCTAAATGCTGAGCCCATAGCATTTAAAATTTGTGAAACGCCTTGAGACTGTGTTGCTAGCAACGCAAACGAAGCAACGATGATACCAATACCGGCACCGATTCCGACTGCTGCAATGGCTACGGATGCGCCGAACGATAGCAAGGTAGCCGGGTTTAACCCTCTCAAACCTTGCAAGGCAATATTGATAGCTGTACCAATTCCCTTAAATGCTGTAGAGATGCCCGTCCCGATACCCTTGGCAGCTTGTGATATTGCTGAACCAGCGTTTTTAATCACGCCGCCGATACTCTCAAACACTTGGGCAATCTTGCTCTTGCCACTGCTTGCACTAGTAGCAGCTTGAGCCATGCCTTCTGCTGCATCAGTTCCAAACTTCTTGAAGGGATTGAGACTTTTAAGGAAATTCAATCCTTTCATTGCAATGCCTACCGCTGAAATACCAGCCTTTGCAGTCATAAATGCTGCTACCATTGCCAGTATCCCGCTAGTGATACCATTTAGGACACCCGGTGGCAATGAGCTGACAAACTTAGATACCGCTGAAATAGCTTGAGAAATCCAGTTCACAAGCGTTCCAAGAGCTGAGCCAATACCTGAAATGATTGACTGCACTTGTGAGCTACCCAGCACCTCACCAATAGATGAACCGATAGTTTTAAGAGCGTTCCAAGTATCTTGAACCGCTGCTTTGAACGATTGAAACGCCCCGGTATCAGCAAATGAGCTGATGAAACTTCTAACTGATGTCGTGGCAATGTTTAGAGCTTGTGAGATGCCGTTGGCAATGTCGCCAAACACCGAGCCAATGCCCTGCATGAGCTTGCTACCATCAATCTTGCTAAATAGTTGCTGAATAGAGCTTGAAATGTAAGTGAAAGTTGCTCCCAGATTTTTCAAAGCTCCTGTATTTGAGAAGCCTTTCCAAAGCGATTGGACGCTTTGAGTAACTCCTTTTACAACTTGGTCAATTGCTTTATCAAGTCCGTTTGCGAACTTCTGAATCGATTTTTCATCAATTTTACCAAGAGTATCAATGATACCCTCAATTCCTCTGATTGCCTTGTTGCTAAGTTGTTCGAAAACTGGTTGCAATTTCGTAGAGACCGTTTCATACAATCCCCCGACAGCCTCATCCACCGACTTATATCTAGTGGCTAAGTGCTGCATAGAGTCCCCAGCTCGCTTGAATGCCTCTGCAAAATCCTCAGTCTTAATCTCGCCGTTTTGGATTTTACTTACAAGATCATCCAGAGACATGCCCATCTCTCTAGCAACGGCAGCCATCCCTGCTGGTGATTGCTCCATCATCAACTTGAAATCTTGCCATTGAATTTTAGGTTTAGTCATCGCTTGGACCATTTGTTGACTGAGTGTCTTCATGGCTTGTTTGGGGTTTTCAGCCGATGCAGCAAGTCCACCCATAGCCTTCACCAAGCTTTCAGCATCCTTACGCCCAATAGCAGCCATTTGTGAGAATGTAGTCCCCATGTCGGAGGCTGAATAGATGGTTTGCGTTGCATAATCTTGCATCGCTTTCTTAGCTGACGCAATCTCTGATTTACCCCAACCAAGCTGACTCAAACTTCCGTCGAAAGTTTTCCAAGCCTTAGTAGAGCTGTTTAGCTCTCCGACTAGTCCTCTGACACCACTGGTTAGAGCACCGATTCCCTTAGTGATACCAGCACTAACTAAATTAGCACCCAAAACACTTTTGAAAACCGAGCCTAACTTAGTGCCAGTTTTGCCCAAATTCTCAGCATTCTGTTGTGCTTTTTTAAGAGCGCTAGACATGCCGTTATCTTGAGCGCTTAAAATCGCTCTGACGTTAAACGTTTTATCTGCCATCTAGCAACCCTCTTTCTCGTTTGTAATTAAGATTATTTCGAGCTCGTTCTAACAGTTTGCTGTTGGTGATCTTTTCACCCAACAGCTCACGGGCTCGTTCTTTAGCATTATAGAAGTCCTCGAACTTCTCGAAGTAATACTTTTTACCATCTTTCGTCGTGGCATTGGCCAGGCGGTTTAGGTATGCGAGTTGATAAATTTCTCTTTCTTTATTCAGATAGCGCTTCTTATGCGCCTTCTGATAGAGCTTCATCTCATTAAGTGTCATCCTTCGAGCGTCAAGCAATGACACACCAAAGTCAGCCATCGCATTAGTAATCAATTCCTCATACGTTTCAGCTGAATCTTGGTTATCACTTGCGTTTTGGGCTACTCTGTTGCTTCTTCCACTCGTTTCACGGTTGCTTTCGTCAAAGGTTGCGTACGCAATGCTGATAAAAAATCTTCAAAAAGTGTGTCAAGTTGGTCTTTCTCGGCCACTTCAACAACATAAGCTTCAATGCCTTTAACAGACGGTTTTTGACGTTCTGTAATTGTTGCCGCTTGAATGAGATCAAGCAAGATTACTGGATTTTTTTGTTGCAAATCAACGACTGCGTGCTGCACACCAAAACCGAACGAAACACCACCGTCTGAAACAGAATAGCGTTTGTCAAGCTCTCGGATGAAGTCGAAGCCGTAAGTCAAAGTGTAGTCTTTATTTTCGATAGTGATTGTGTTCATTGTTTGTTTACTCCTATTTTTTTCTAAAATAAAAAGCCAAACTGAAACAGCTTGGCTCAAGATAATTACATACTATTAGAGGGAATTGATCGCAGTAGTGTCCTGGAATGTGTATTGAATTTCCTTGACTTGCTCAGCCGTCAAGGTAGCTTCACCAGCTTGTGGTTTACCTTCGACTGACATTTCAGATTCAATTTCTACAAGTTCCTCGACGTTAGCTGGCACTTTCCAATTTGACAAGCGTCCGATGGCGTAAAGAGCGCCATATTTCCCATTGTCCTTTTTGTCAGACAAGTCGATTTCCCAAACTTCGACTTTATAACCGTCAACTACTGATTTTTTCAACATTTCGTTGAGTTCATCTTTTGTTCCAATGGCAGTAATTGAGAGTTTAGTTTCAAGACCGCCATCAGCTACTACTGCACCATCCTTGGTTTTAGTAGTGTCTGCATCTCGTGAGTACTCCCATTCATGCTCAGTTTGCAAGGCAAGTTTAGCCGCTGCTGTCTTGTCTCCAAACTTACGGAACATCAAGATTTTTTCTTTACCCAATTGGGCTTCTTTGACTTTGTTTTCAGTCATGTTTTCCTCCTAAACAAATTTAAAATACGTGTATACGATGAAGTGGTAGAGCACCTCATCCGTGCTACTGTCTCGGTTGCTATCGATTGACGACTGATTGACCTCTGCTGAAAATTGCATGCCGTCGATATTTTTGATAGCAAAAAAGCCAGACATCAACTGTCCAGCCATATCTGATAATAATTTCCTGTCATCCACACGCCCCCAAACATGCACCGTAGACGATAAACGCCCTATCAAATGCGATTTGGTAGCTTGTGGCAAGACCTTTGTTTCGCCCATGACTACGAACGGATAGGCCACATCTTCTGGCGGCAAATAAGTATAGGTGTCGTATCCTAACTCACTACTAATCCGAAACATTTCGTCATGAAGTAATTGATCTGGTTGTTTCATGTTTCGTCCCACTTAGCCATTTCTTCAACCATCTTAGGCGCTACTTCTTCAAGAGCTGGCTGCATAAATGGCTGTGCTTCCATCTTCCGTGTTCCTACCTCGACATAGCCTGAGTAGCTAGTTAACGCTTCAGCGACTGCCCTGTCACTTCCAACTTGCAAGGTAACACTTCTACGAGTAGCACCAGTTGAATAGCCTTTGGTGAATTGCGCCTTGTTAATCGCAGCCTCTTTTAATTTGGCTCCGTATTTCCTCAAAACTTTTGAACGTTTTTCGGGTGAGGCGTTTCTCAAAAGGCTTTGAGCCATTTCGTCCAAGCCTTCAAATTCTAGTGTCGCCATTATTTGCCTACCTTGTTAGCATAGATGACGTTGCGACCAGCTAGATAGTCCCTCACAGTAACGGGTTTGTATTTGCCACCATTATATTCAATCGTGTCAATTCCGACTGTGATAGGGCTTCTAAATCTAATGATGATGCTGTTAGCGTTCAATAGGTCTCCTAGTTTAGCTTGTAAGTCAAGGCTAGCACCAGTGACATTGCACGCTATCGTTCTAGCCCACTCCTTGCCACCTACCATGCGACCCGATTCGGGATCATAGCGCTTATTTGTCTTATCGTTATATTTTAGCACTACGGTATCAGCGTATCTCATAGAAATAGCACCTCGCCCTCTCTAGCTTGCCCAGAATTCCCATATAACCTTTGAAGCATGTCATCATAAGGCTTAAATTCATTCTCGTTGTCATAATACGACATAGAATGGCCATCTACTGACTCAGATTTAGCGCCTTCAGCACCTCGACGATTGAAACGCTTGATAACGCAATCTTCAAAAATGAATGCCAATTTGTTGTCGATTTCTTCGACACCATACTCAGCCTTGAAGTGATTAACGACACGCTCTAACAGAATTTCAAGCAAATCATCGTCGTTGGTGTTAAGGTCAACGGATACATTTTCAATGATTTGGTCTTTGTCCAATGTCTCCATGCCACACCTCGCTATTCAGCAGTCTTCTTAGCTCTAGTCTTCTTCTTCGGCTTGTCGTCTTGAACGTACCCTAACTCAATAAGTTCCTCAGTACGTTCGCCATCGTACAAGTCTCCGACGTAGTAAACTGTGCCGTCAGCCTTATCCATAAATGCTTTTAATACGATATTCATAATGAGTACCTATTAGAGTGCTGGAATTACAGTGAGCATGTAAACATCATCCAAGCGTTCGAACGATGGCAATGCTACCATAGAGACTTTAGTTTGGACGTTGACTGGATCAGTAGTTTTAGTTGTTGTAACCGCAATACCGTTATTGACGATTTCAACATCCGCATTAACAGTGTTATCAGCGAACAAGTCAGATTCTTCTGGAGTTGTACCGAAAACAGTATTTCCAAGAGCACCGTTAGGGATAAGCGTCAAGTGGCCGTCTGGGAAGAATTTAGAAACTTCGCCTTTGTCATTGCGGTAAGTGCCATTCTCAAGAACGATTGACACGCCAAAATTGTCAGCGATATAGTTTTCAAGTTCTGATTTAGTAACTGCTGCCCCATCGCCCGCAAGTGGTTTGATAACCTTAACTGTTGATGCAGCCTTACGGATAAGACCGAATGTTTTAGCATTCATTACAGCACGCTCTGGGTTAAGTCCAAGTTCGCGTGCTGTTTCGATAGCTTCTTCAAGATCAGCAAGAGGTTTAGCGTCTGATTCAGCCCAGCTCTTAGTTACTTGTTTCTTATGCTCAGCTTTAACGCCATAATCGATATCTTTGTTAACGCCGCCACTTGTGAATGCAATTTTACCAGTAGCAAGCACTTGCATGCGCATAGCTTCAAGGCGTGCACGAGCACCGTTGATAAGTGTCACATCGTCGTTGAAAATGCCGGCTACGATTGTGTTAACCAACGCTTCGTTGCCAGAGTCTTTCACAAGATTCAGCTGTTGACGGTCATTTTCCTTAACAAGCATAGCCTCTTTGAAAAATGGCATTTGCTCATCGTGCATCTCAGCGCTAACACGGTCACGGATTGTAACGTTAGTGTCGAATGCAGCGGCTTTCAAAACAACAGCTTGACCAGACGCTCCTTTGACGTAGGACAATTTAGTCCCAAGTTGTTTGCGTGCCGGGAAAATAGACTCACCCAAAGTTGAGTCGACATTTTCTTGCAATGCGTTGAAATAACCAGCGATATTAGATGCGGTTACTTTATCATAAATAAGTCCCATGTTTTAATAGCCCTCCTTTTATTTTTCAGAGATAAATTTGATAAGCGGCAAAGCTTTCTTAACAGCGTCGTCTACCTCTCCACCGTTAACTTTGTTCTTATAGACCTCACCAGCATAGAGCACTGAAACGGCGTTCTCGATTGTCAAATCTACATCATAGAGAACGATTCCTTCTGGTGCTGTTTTGTTTTCTACAACGGCTTTTGTGCGATCATCAAAGATTGAGCCGTCTTTAGCAGCTACCAAAGTACCAGCTTTGATGTGTTTCTTGCCATCTACCAATACACCGTCATAAGTTTTGTCTACGGTTGCCGCTACTGCTTTGTATGGCAGTGAGCGGACAATGTTTGAAGTGTCAAAGATTTTTGTTGTTGACATTTAAAGATTCCTTTCTGCTTTAGATAAAACGAGCAGCCGTAACGCTCGTAGACTTAGCAAGTTGAGCTCCAAAATTATCTGTCTGAGCATCACCGGCGCTTGCAGCTTTAGGTGAATTTTGACGGATAGTAGCTTTGACTTTATTAGCGACGGCATCGTTGAAGACTTTCTCAAATGTACCGACCATCTTAAGAGCTTCAGCGGCGTTTTCAGCATGGCTAAACATATCAGCCAATTCGACTGGCAAGCCTTTAGAAACAAGGTCTTCTTTTACGGCCATGTTTAACTTTTCAAACTCAAATTGTGCTACTTGCTTTTCAAATTCTGCTTTCTGGTCTTCAAATTCCTTGCTAGCCCGCTCAGCAGCAGATAATTTTGAATAGTCTTGCTCTTTTTGTAATGCTTTGGCGATAGCTTCGTTTACTCGTGCTTCTTCGCCCTTTTTCTGATTTTTCAAAGCAGTTTGGACTGCCTTGTTGACAATGCTATCCAGTTCTGACTGTGATTGCGGCGCTTGGAAGTCGCTCGGTTGATTGTTATCAACGTCCTGGCTTACTTCTGTAGCTTCGACCGTTTCGACTGTTGTGTTATCTGTTTCCATTTTGTTCTCCTATCTAGTCTTATAAAAAATGCACCTTCCAAGCCACGACAAGGCTAGCTACGCCCTATCTAGTCTTGTCTAGTGCATTCACCTATAAGCCACGGTAGTAATGTTTATTTAGGGCTTAAAATAGCCCTATGCACCATTAGAGGCTCGCCCCCTATGGTTTCTTGAAAACATGGTGCACTATTCAACCTCGGCCACTGCACACCGGCAGTACGGATGAATAGGCGGCGCATTCGTCCCGATTTCCATATCAGCGATTCTGACAGGATTCTTTTCTGTCTCCTCGCCAATACCCTTGCAAATCGAACACGCTCGACTTTCTGGCATGAGCTTGAAATACTCAAAGCCGTTTTCTTTCATGATGTCTTGCTGAGCCAAAGTCTGGACTCTAGCATGCTCTGTGATGCCTAAACGCTCTGCATTAGTACGTGATACATCCATGTGCTTCCTGATACGTCTTGCAATCGTCAAACCGTTCTCGCCACGAATAAGAGCCCTCGTTACCTCTGTTTTAACCAACTGTCTTAGCTGTGCGTTTCTACCCCAAATACGCTCCGACCACTTAGCGCCTTCAAAATTTGCATTAACAGCCGTTTCCATAGCACGAGCTAGAATGTTACCTTTCAAAACACTTTGGTCTAGCAAGCTACCTCTTGCCATTTCAGCTTTATAAGCAGTGTTTAAGTATTCACGGGTAAGTTTTTCCTCGCTGTCAGCAAGAGACATTAACTCAAGCTCTAACTGTTGGATAAGCAGCTCCCGTCTACCAACCGACATTGAGAAATTGTAGTTTCTCAATTCCTCGTTAGCCGTAGCACTGAAATCTTTCTCAGCAACATAGCGTCTGGCTTTGCTTTCAAACCCTTTAATATCGAATTCGTTAGCACGTTTCTTAGCATCTTCAACGGCTAACCCGTTCTTTTCAGCAAAATTCTGGATATAAGCGTCCAACTCTTTGCGCAGTTGACCTAATTCCATTCTGTAGAGGTCTTCGAGTTCTTTCTTAAACTCTTTTTCTGACTTCTGGTCAGCTCGTTCTCTCTCACGTTGGGCACGCTCTGACCAATATGTCATACATCAACCCTCGCAGAATCGTCTGTATATTTGCCTACGTGATTATTAAAATCGCTAGAATACCCCTTAATATCGATTTCAGATACCTCTCTGTTCATTCTGTCGAGTTCCTCAGTTGGACTCTCGACCAAACCAGACAAGCTTAGAGCTGTTTCTTGCGAAACTTGACCACCCAAGCCAGCCAATACTTCAACTTGTTCGGCAAGCGAACGAGGCAAGTTTGGCGTGAAGATGATGTTCAAAAGACTTTCGTCAAAATCTTTAAACTCATTGACCAGTGAGCCAATACGAGCGGCAAGACGATAGCGACGTTTCAGCCCTTTTGTAAATTGTGATTGTGTGTCGATACGGTCTTGATCCAACCCAAATAATTTGTATTTCAGTGCCTCACCAGACGTATTCCCGCTGAAATTAGTGTCAGACATGTCCGGGGTGTTTGTAAAAACATGAATATCTTTATTCAAGCGTGTCTTATATGCCTCAACACCAGTTACATCATAGGACTTGGTAAGGTATTCAGCTTTGACCGTTCCCTCTTTCCCGTCCGCTGATTTAGGTGGCTTAAGCTGCATTAAGCGAGTACGCTTCATATCGCTAGCCTTCATTCCTTGAGGCAAGGCAAGGTCTCCATAAATAGCAAGGATAGCGTCTGCCATATCGCTCATGTGATTCGCTGTGTCCGATTCTGCGCTGTCGTATAGATCAATCAGATAGAGCTCGGTTTCATAGTCACCGATGCCATCTACGTTGTTTAGAAATTCTGTAATCGGTACGGTACCGAATGCGTGAGCTGCAACTGAGATTTCACTGAAACTATCTGACACGTCCAGGGTGTAGATATATTCGGCTGTGTAAACTTCCACGACCTCTTTGGCGTTCTCTAGGAAACCGCGCTTGTAATATCTGACGGCTGCGATAGAATTATCTTCCAGCGAATTGTCGTAGATTACAAACGTATCTAGCGGACTTAATCGCTTGACGCGTGTCTCATCATACTCACTTCGATAGATAAGCTCGTAAGCTCTACCAACTTGCGACAAATCTCTGATAAGCGTTCTGTTGTGTGTATCGATATCGTTGATTCGACCAATACGTTTAATTGCTTCATCATTTTGCGAATGGTCGTTATTATCGTCGTATTCAACACGAATAGGATTACCTGCGAGATAGCCCGTTTTAAACTTGCTAATCATGCGACCATAATTGTGAACGGCACGTTTGTCCGCCATTTCCTTGTCTTTGCGTCGCCCAGACTTAAGAACGTCGTGGTTTTCACCTCGAGCATAATCCATAAGCTCTTGAATGCGTGGGGCTTGTCTTAATTTGTGGTGATTGATGAAATGTTTCAACAATTCCCAATCACCAGCCATGAGCTCTTCCAAACTATCAGCTCGATAGCGGATGCGTGCTCCTCGATGGAAACGCAAGTTTAAAACTCGTTCTTGTCCGGTGCTATCTGTAAATAGTGTTCGTTCCATCATTCCTCCTAACCAAACATATTAAGCAAGTCATCATAACTTGCTCTTTCCGTACTACCGATAACGAAATCAGAATATATAGCGTATCTAACACTATCCAGCACGTCATCAAACTCTTTCAACGGCTCATCTTTCGTGCTGTTCTCTTTCCATCGGTACTGGAATATCTCATCAAAAAAACGAGGTATAAATCCTCGTTTAACGTATAATTTGCGTTCTTTAAACAATTTAGCGATAAGTTCAATGCCGGCGATAACCGATTTGTTGGCGTTCATAATATCAAACCCTTCGTTCTCAAATCTCGCTACGTGCTCTGGACGGGCGCTATCAGCATAGAATGGAATGTTCCCGTAAATGTCAGTCAGTTTCCTAGCTTGTTCTACCCACCAATCTATCTCTCTGAATTGCGCTGCCACACCGTCAACAAGATAGTAATTGCCGTCCACGCCTTCACCGACTACTACGATAGAGCCGTAGTGAGTATATCCCCAGTCAACCCCAGCAAAATAGCGTCTCATATCTGGCAATTCATCAACTACGTGTATTTTACTGTCGTAATCGGCGTATATAGCACCCTCTGCAACTGTCCACTTCATTATTTGTTACCGCAAAGGCTCTTTATCCCCTGCTTCTTATGGTTTCCCATAAGTTCAGACTATCTCTTCATCTCTTGTTAAGAGAGCTGGATTTCGTGGATATTTAGGCATATTAAAAACCGGTCATGATCTCATGCCGATTCAACTTAGCTTACTTTATCTAGTCGTTAAACCTTACTGACATTTCTGTCAGTAGTGGTAATTGATTAGCTTATTCTACAAATTCAAAAGTATATCCGTGTGATTGTCTAGCTTTCCCTAAACAAACTTGATTAATATGAGTTCGAGCTTTCGGAATCCCCATTTTTTCAGCACATTCTTTGACAGAGTTATAGACAACACCTGTCTCAATACATCGACATTTTTTACTTCGTGCTTCCCTAAGTTTTTGCTTCGTTCTATCTGTGTGCTGTTTGCCATAAAATGGATTTTTTTCTCCAGTTTTTTCCTTAGCTTTTTCAGATAGTTTTTTTCTAGTAGAAGCTTTAACTGTTTTTCCACGATGTACATCACCGATTTTCTTTTTGGTTTCCTCGGTGTGCTTTCTTCCAAGCCAGTAAGTATTGCCCAACATTTCTTGACGATGTTTCTCTCGAGTATCGTCGGTTATCTGTGACAAGTTGCTTCCGTCAGCACCGTAGCTCATATTATAGCCATCATCGCAAGAATTATATTTCCCAATGTAGAAAACTTCTTTTTTAAAACCTTCTTTTTTGGTGGCGTATTTTAATTCTTCTAGAATTTCGACCTCGAAAGCAGAAGCCCCAAAAACATTGTAATCTCTTTGGAGTTTTTCGTTTGAGTGTCTATTGTTTTTTAACTCCCAAAAATGCTTTCTTTTTCTCGTATCTAAATCTTTTGTAACGCCAATATACTTCTTATTGTTAATTTTATTTGTGATTGAATATATCTTTAAACTCATGTCCGCACTCCTAGTATATCTTATACTATACTATATTAAAGTGCGTTTTGCAAAACTTAGCCTTCCAATTTTAACCCAGTTTTTCATCTGCTGATCACTCAACAGCGGGGCAAGTGTTTACCCAAAATATCTCTGTCATAGAATTTCCCCTTCGGTGTGGCCGCCTTAATAGAGTCAATATAGCGTTTTGATAAAAAAGTGTTATCGTCGAGCTTAAAACTAAAATCTATAATCTTGCCATCGTTCTTGCCGATGTAGTCTCGATTCAGCCAGTGATTAGGGTTGTCTGGGTTGCTATCCCATACCACTCGAGCACCTTCACCAGAGCACCGCGAGATAATCTCTTTGAAAACAATCTCGTTAGCTAGCGACGCCTCGTTGACATAAGCGCCAAATGCCGTAAACCCACGGGCACGCTTAAGCCCAGATATAGAGCCAGTGTATACTTGCACGACTTTTACACCGCAGAACACGAAAGAGCCATGCTTGTCGTACTTTGGCTCAAAGCCATATTTGTTGTAAAGCTCTTGCAACACGTTGTTCTGTATTGACGTTGACGATGTCCCCGCTAAGATATAGATAGGCTCATCCACGCCTAAACGGTCAGCGATTTTTCTGACACGGCTTAACTCTGTTACGAATGTATCGTTATTAACCACTGTCTTACCAGCACGCTTAGCACCGTGAAGACCACAGACAAACCAGTCATGATTCCAGATATAGTTAAGGACATCTAACTGCCGCTTAGTGTATAGCTTACTCAAGTCCATCGCTTACAGCTCCTTTGATAATATCGAGGAAACCAGCGATTTTTTCATCTTGCCCTTCATCGCCACCGATTTGAGATTTGAGTTTCTCAATCTCAAGTTGCAATTTCTCAGCTTGCTTGGCTGTTGGATAGCGTTTCAAGATTTCAGTGATTGCCTTGATAACCGTGTTATTGTCAGCCTTCTTCATGATACGCTCTACTTCACCGCTAACTGGATTCATCATGATAACTTCTTCGTCTCGTTTACCCCTCGCAATGTCGGATAGGATGGACAAGGCTTCTTTTGCATCCATGATGTTCTCATCGTGCATCTTCTCGACTTCAGCTTGGATAAAGCGTTTAATTTCAAGTTTTTTCAAGTTTTGCCCGGCGATACGTCCTGCTGTCTTTTCGCTATATCCAGCATTGATAGCAGCTTGTGTGGCGTTACCTAATTTGATATACTCGCTGGCAAATAATTTCTGTCGTTGATTTAGCCCAATATGTCCACCTCCTTCGTTGCATAATCAAAAAAGACAACCCACAAAATGAGTTGTCTCCGTTTTTCTTCGATAATATAATAATACCACTTTAAACACTTGTAAGATACCGTGCTTCATCCGTCAAAATACCGAAATTTCAGCGTTCTACGACTAATTGACCGTTTCTGTACAATTCTGCGAATGCTAGGATAGCATTATTTAGCAGTTCTTGAAAAGCCGTCCTTTCAAAACCGATTGCCTGGGCGATTTGCCAGTTTGGTTTCGGTGGGTATGCCAGATATTTCTCTATCAGTATTCTGCGATAGTCTGGACGATATAGCCCGCTAACTGCTTGTTCTATGGCTTCTAGCTCGTTCATAGCATCAACACGCCTAACTGCGATATTCTCCACAGGTCTGCTCACTCCACTGCCACCTCTTGGCATGAAAGTGAACTCTTGTGTTATTTTCTGTTCAGCGCCATCGTGTGCAATTTCTCGCCATCTTGGGTATTCTCGAAGTTTGCGCTTGCAACGTTTGATTGTTGCTTTCTCGTCAATTTCCGGCAATAGCATTATTCTGCCCTCTCTGGTATAATAGTAGTGTTGACTTTCAAAGAGTGCCGGCCATTGTGTCGGTCTTTTTTATTTTGGCCCAAGAAACGTTAAGAGATTTTATTGAAAAGATAGAGTACGTATTTATTTTTGGGGTTGTCTCTTGGGTCTTTTATCACCTCCTTTCTAGCCAAATGACACCAGCAAGGCCTTTGGCTTTGTTTAGTAATGCAAGATATCAATAAGAAAGAGGTGTTTTTCACATCCTTTTTTCTTAAATTTGCTGGGTTTGTTTGGACAAGGTCTGTCAGCTTGTCCGGTGTTAAAAAAGTGTTAAAAAGTGTTCAAGCCACTAAAATCTATATTCATTTTTTATTTTTAGTGATGACAGACAATAGCTGGCAAGAGGAATCGAACCCCTTGAAAACCATTCCAGCCTAGATATAGTGAAATCATTATCGGGGATATTCCCCTTTCAAGAATAAAGTAGTGTGAATTATGGAGATTTCTGACCTATATCTGCTTGCAGGCATAAGCCTTGAATAATCACGCCACCAGTAATGCGCTTTAGATTTGTGAACGAAATAAAAAAGGATTCCTCGATTCTAATTGTTTATTTACTGGATTTTGATGCATCCACGACCAGTCACGCTTCTGCTGATTTGAATGAAAAAAATAAAGGATTCCTCTTTTCCGTATATAGATTGACTGGTAATAGCTAGCAAGGGAGTCGAACCCTCATAGACCGTTCTAGCTACACGCCTAGAGCATAGGCTGTATATAAAGCTTTTCTAACCGTGGTCTTCTCACGACCTACCTTGCCTTTGTTACGATATTTAAGAATGATGCGATCAACTTCATCATCCAACCTCTCGCTCCACTCGTAGTTATTGAAAACAAAATCAACAATTTCGCTGAATAGCTCTCTCGAAAGTAGCCCTTCCATTTGAATTGCTTTCAAAGGCGTTAGGGTGGCTTTCTCCGCATAGCAACAATTAAGGGCGTTTTGGGTTTTGTTAGCACTTTTTTGGTTGCACCCTTTAACCTCTCTGATATAGCTATTTAGGTTGTTAGGGTGTTCCTTGCGCAGTGCTTCCACTTCTTCACGGAACCGCTTGAAAAGGTGCTCTGGCAGTCCTGCGTTAGTTTTATCCAAGAATGGGCGCGTGGTTTTACCCCTTGTGTAATTAGTAGACAGATAATCTTGAAGGTCGTTAAATAGTTCATCAGAAATGATGCCTTCTAGTCTATCGACTGTTTGGGGCGATATCCTCGCACGTTCCACGACTGCACTATTAAATGCTTGGTAAATGATACGTGCTTGCACTTCACTGCACTGCTTCACATTTTGAAAGAACTGCTTATAGTCCTTTGGATGAGCTTGCTTAAGTGCCGCATGCTCACTGACTAACCGTTGATATAGTTCCTTGGTCAACCCGGAATATTTGTATCTCACGCTCATGAGCCACGTCCTCTTAAATAGCTAGGGATATCGTCCCCAACTTGCACACTGTCGTACTGCTCCTTGCTGACAAGGAACTTGCCATACGCTCCACAATCAAGCGTGTAGAGTTTCCCGACCATTTCCTTACCAGTGATTTTTCCATGCAGTACAGTGGCGTTATCGGCCTTGTGCACAACGATAGCTTCTACTGGTCTGTTGACCACTCGTAGAACAGTAGTCACGTTAATAGCTAGCGATACCGCTAACAGAATCGTGGCGACTGCCAGCTCGTTATAAATCTTCTTCCTTGACGAATGTTCCATTTACCATCTTTCCTTTTCTATTCTTAATTTCCTCGTAAGCGATACTTAGGCATTCAGTCACATCGAGGTCTAACTGGTGAGCTAGTACGATAATCGTCACCAGCGTGTCACCGATGGCATCCTTAAGTGCTGCTTGCGGTTCCGTGAATTTGGTCGGTTTCAAGAGTACATCCCGAATTTCTCCGACTTCTTCCGTAATACGCATCCACTGAATCTTAGGGTCTGCTTGCTTAAGATTGCGCTCATCAGCCCAATGATTGATTTTAGTAATTAATTCTGCGATAGATTTTTCCATTAATCGTTCCCTCCAAACAGAGTGCGCCAGGCGTAAACCGCAGCTACGACCATCAAAATAAATTTAATCGTTTCCATCGTCCACCTCTACCACTTCTAAAATTTTTTCTAATTTCTCAATGGTTCCTTCTGTCACCGATAAATTATCTGAGCCATCTAAAAATGGAGTTCTCATGGAAATCATATTGGCCCCGATGTGTATATTCGAGATATCGTCCACGTTCAAAATTCTTTCTTCAATGGAACCACGGTATAGTGTGTTTATTTTGATAAATTTAGCCATTATTCTATCACCCCTTGTAAATTATCAACGCAGACGTTCGAACTATAGTCCTGTCCCCGACGTCTACTGCTACCACTTGGTATTTAATATCAATTAATTCCTCAACATATCCCGATGACAAGTACATGTTGATAGCCATATCAATACTGCATTTATCCCCGGTTTCCGTGTACACTTCTCGTGTCTTAATTGCCATCACATTCCACCATTTCCACTGTATACATCCTAGAATTACGATATTTAACACCTCTTAAACGATGCAACTCGTTGATAGCGTCGTTCTTGTTATTGAAAATATGCTCACTATCTGGCATATTGTCGTAATATACGATAACTTTATATTTCATCTTCTGCTTCCTCTTCGTAATAATCAATCTTCGCAAAATTCTTAGGGCTAATAGTAATCACCCTTTTTTCTGGCTCAATCTGCTGCAACTGAAGATATTGTATATTGCCTACTTTTCGCATAATTCCATCATCCTCGTTAGTAATTCCTGATCCGGCAACTGCTCAAGTGTCAGTATGCGATTGAGCTTCTTTGCATTGATGCCTAGCTTAGCGCTGATATATTCCATATCTTCATGATTAGCCCAAAACCACTTCGAAAACTCTTGCGTTTGACCTAGCACGCTAGTGTGGTCGTAACTGCCCGGAGCATACACACCAACTAACTTGTCTTTGTATCTGCTATTCATCCGAGCTCCTTGATTTCTAATTCAATGCGTGGGTTAGGACTGTACTTCTTGCGAGCTCTTAAATCGCAAACAATACTGTCATCCGTCCAAACGATGCCCTTCTTATCCACTTTGTTGTAACCAGCCTTTGAGATACTGTCAAAGAGCGCTTTTACCAGATTATCAATATCGGGAATTCTGATATGCCAAAGCGTTTCAGACATGAATTTCTTGAACGCATCCCATGTTTTAGCTCTAGCTTTTGGCGTAGGCTTTTTTGAAATACTTAATGGAGCCTTCATGTAGAATGTGACACTGACTGAAATCGGGCCGTCAAAGAATTGCCCGTCATAATCTTGCTCAATGAGTTGCGAACACTGACGACGCCACGCCTTCATTTTGGGGTCTTCATAGGTGCCAAATTTACTGAATCGTGGCCTTGTCTGTGGTTTGGGCTCGATGTTTAAAATCATCTTCATAGTTTCACCTAGAATGGCAAATCGGATTCTTGAATATCCATAGGATTGACTTGCATTGGATTGCTACGCCCAAAGTTTGGCGTTTGCTGTTGTGGTTGCTGACTATATCCGCCATTAGCATTGCCACCTTCACGCGCTGCGCGGCTTTCTAGCATTTGGAAATTCTCAGCGACAACCTCGGTTACATACACACGTTGACCTTGCTGATTTTCATAGCTACGAGTCTGGATGCGTCCAGTGATTCCGATCAATGCGCCTTTTTTAGCCCAGTTAGCCAAATTCTCAGCTTGCTGACGCCAGATAACACAATTGATGAAATCTGCTTCACGTTCACCGTTAGCGTCCTTGAAGTTACGGTTAACCGCAAGGCTGAAAGATGCTACTGCGATATTGTTTCCTGTGTATTTTAGTTCTGGGTCTCTTGTTAATCTTCCAACGAGACAGACTGAATTGATCATAGTTTTCTCTCTTTCTATTCACGATTTAAGAAATCGTCCAGTGTGGGTTTAGAATTTGGTCTTGACATTAACTTAAATGTGTTTTCAATTCTTCTTCGGTCATACTAGCTATGTTTTGATAGCCGCTGACAGTGTAGTTTTGTTTGTATTCCCAACCGTTTTCGCTAAGTAAACGTTTAAATCTGTCTTTATCGTCTGAATCTTCAAAGTAGACTTCAAGCGTCATTTTTTGGCGATAACGTTTTGATTCTGGAATGTTAGCTTCTTCAATTGTTGGCGTGTTTTCGATAATTTCGCCTGTTTCTGAATCAACAACTAATGCCGTTGGTGCTGTTTCTGCTATTTTTTCTTTTTGCTTTTGCAATTCAGCTTGTCGTAGCGCTTCTTGTTCTTGTCTTTGACGTTCAGCTTCTTGCTTTTGTAATTCAAAAGCATGGTCTGAACGAATCTGATCTAACACCTCTGCTAATGTCAGATTTTGAAGCATGCGGATATACGGTTGGTCGGTCATTCCGTACTCTGAACAAAGTCCGGATATTGATTGAGCGGCTTTTTTAAATTCCTCTTGTTTTTGATATTCAAAAGTAACCATGTCGTCTAATGCTTTCATAGTCGCTTTTTTAAGAGTTACACCGTCCGCCATAAAATCGCCATTTTTGATGTATTCCGTTGCTTTTCCATCAAAAATGCGAGGATCAATCATATATTCGCTGGCTTTGTTAGCTAAATAGCTTTTAACCGTGTCCAATCTCAGTGCTTTTTGATGGTTTTCGAACTCTTTCACATCGTTTGCGATTTGGTCGATAATGTTTTTAAGAGGTTTTTCTGTTTCCTTGATATATTTTTCAAAATCCGTCGCTGGTTTTGATAACTCATTCTTGATTTTGATACGTTCGTCTGAAATTTGCTTGGTTAATTTTCGTAATTCAGCCAAGACTTTCTTGTCGTCTTTGATAGTGCCAGCAGTAACTGTGTAATTTTGATACTTAGCAACTACATCAGCAATGCCTTTTTCAAAAACCTCTTGCCCTACAATCTCAACTTTGGCTTGTTCAATATTAACTTGTAATTCTTGCATTGTTCACACCTCGTTAATAGTCGAGAAGTTCGCCTTGAACTGGCTCGTTTTGTGAGTTGGCAACCGGTTGAGAATTGCTTTCACTTGTTTGTTGGAAATGCGTTTGTTCTTGCTTCATTTCTTCGATTTGCGCCAACTTACGAGCTCTAACATCCTCTTGTGTCTCTTGTGGTGTTACATCCTTAATTCTGTCGAATGTTTCACCTCCGTCATCCTCAGTGTACATACTTCCTAAATCCTCTGGGAAAGCTTCACGTAAGGCATTGACAAGAGCGGTTTTTCTAATCATGGTAGCTGGCATAGCGTTCCAAGTACTTTGCTTTTTGTCGTATTCTTCACGACTAACAAAAACCTCTACAGGAACCTTGAAATTCTTGCGGTAAACTCTTGCCCAACCACCAACGAGCGTGTCGTTAGGGAGTAGCAGCGCCCCTTTTCGCTCTACCATATCACCAGAATCGTCAACAACTACCACTCCGGCTTCAAAACCTTCATAGTTTGGATTTTGTGCTGCACGCTTCAAGAATGCTTCTTTTGAGACGATTAAGCTAAATTCAGCCCCTCCATTTTTCTTTTTGTAAGCTACGATATAGACCTCGTTTAGCAATGGGTTGAGATTTCGGCCTTTAATCAATGAGAGAGCTTGTCCAACTTGTTTTTCTGTCAGCAAATCTTGTGGATCGTAGTATCGTTTGATATCTTGAAACGTCCATGCACTTGTATCTGTTGAAATATCCCTTTTGTTTTGTGTTTGTAGTTGATTTGTCATGTTCTGTCTTCCTTTTTGATTTGAACACCCTTATTTCGCATTTTAAGGGGGTGTGGTGCAATTTTAACGGCGCTCTAGTCTATTTATACCACCCAACAAAACACACACCTTAAAATCGATTTTAGAGGGGTTTTTAGTGTGTGCTAAAAATCTGCGTTGATTTCTTAGCAAAATACATATATTCGTTGATTTTGCTGATGAATGAGTATAAATCTAACTCGTCCATCATTTTCTGTTTATGTTCCTCTGAGAATACAAGGCCATGAATGCGCTCGTAGTCCTCAAAGAGCTTTAGTTTTACTTCTTCTTCTGTCATTTAAAGCATCATCCTCTTGTCTTGTTGGGTCTTAAATTGGTAAACGTGCTCATTCGTCGTTCCCAGTCCTGTCTTTTTGAAAATTCGAGAATAAACACGCTTGCCATAAGTGCCCATAATGTCCCGTGGGCTCAAGTTAGTCGTGATGATAGTCTTGGTACGCTTGTTCAGAATGCTGTACAAGATACCGTTAGACCATTCTGTTACTTTCTCAGTGCCCACATCATCCAGCACTAGCCATTCAGCTTCCGAAATACGTCTGATATATTCAGCTTCGAGACTGAAGTCCTCTTTGATTTTGGCTAGCAAGTCAACGATATTGATAAACAGCCCCATCTTCTTCGTATGATCTGACAAAGCCTTAAGCGCTGAATAGGCTAGATGGCTCTTACCGACACCAGTGTCACCAATTAGAACGATGTTGTATTCCTGGCCGTCCAGATATCCTCTGAGTTGACTTCTAACATTCTTCAAGTCTTCTTTCTGCTCTCTAGTGGCTGCCTTGTAGTTGTCGAAGCTAGCAGTTTTTAAATCATCATCCAGTAAGCTGAAATCTTTGAGAAAGTATAAGCGTTTCTGTTCTTGCTCACGCTCATACTGTTCTTGTGCTTTGATTTCATTCTGTTTAGCTTGTTCCTCCCGATGGCAAAGCTCACATACTGTGTAGGGTTTGCTGTTTGGGAGCTGGATTGTGACATAGTTTCGTTTGTGCTTGTCACAGTATTTATCGCTAGGCTTCATATACTGCCGTCGCATTTGCTTGGCTGTTTGTTCTAAACTCATAGAGATCACCTCTAGTATTTGCTACAAGCTGGACCAAATTTAACGGGTTGATCGTCATTGTTCTTACGACCTTCAAAACTTCGTTGTTCTTCATTCTGTTGAGCGACTGTTTTGATGCCATTCTGTGCCCAAGATTTCAAGATAGAATTGACATAGCCAAAGGAGCGTTTTGAATTATCCGCTGCTTTATCAATGGCTATCTTGATTAACTCTGGTTCAAGTCCATCGATAACTTGATAGGCTTCAATTTGTTGAAGTTGGAATCCATCTAATAGCCCGATTCTTTCTTGGTAGTGTTCAAAGATATTGAAATCAGATTTATCAGCAGTAGCAGAAGACATTTGTCTATTTGTATCTTCTTCTACTTCTGTCTGTATATCTAGATTTAACTCTTTTATATCTCTACTTCTATCTCTACTTCTATCTCTATCTCTATCTCTATCTCTATCTCTGGTGGACGATTGTCCGGACAAATGTCCCATCTCTATGGTGGACAAATGTCCCACGTCCTCTAAAACCGCTTGGTTGTCGCTTTTTTCGAGTTTGATTTTATCTCGATAACGCTTTTTCCGTTCAGCCTCAGTCGAGCTTTTCCCTATGAAGTTCTGAATTTGCAACATATAGATGGCCCCGTCATCCATTACCTCGACTAGTCCGAGTTTTTGGAAAACATCCATAGCTTTTTCGATTGTTCCGACACTGTGGCGTGTCACTGTTGCTAAAACCTCGGCACTGTATGGAATTGTGTCATTAAACATCAGTTTCCCATCTCGCTTTAAACTTCTTAGATAGAGTTTTAACAAGATGTTGCTATATAAGTAGCCATCTTGCATTGACTCAAGAATTATCATTTCTTCCGTTTCAAAGAAATCTTGCTTGAGTCTCATGTAATAATATTTCTGATTATCTGCCATATTTAATGCCTGCCCTCCCACCGCTTCAATTATTTAATTATTTGTCTTCGTTGTACTTCTTGAAACTCAATGTCAAACCTGCGATACCTGCTGCAATTACTACCAATCCAAGTGTGCTAGCAATTCCTTCTTTTTCACCAGTGTTTGGCAATGTTGCACGATAAACGGGTGTATTTACCACTTCTTTTGGCTCAGAATCGAGCTTGTAAGACACTGTGGCAGATTGTGCCGTTTTTTCTTTCGGAGCGTCTACGGGCTTGTTAGGCACCTTTTTAGGCTCTACTGGTTTTTCTGGTGTTGGTTCCACTGGAATTTCAAGCTCTGGCAAGTCGAGGATAGGGGCATCATTCGGAATTACCCCACCTTCGAACGGTGGTAGTTCTCGTACTTCCGGAATTCCCGGAATGCCTCCTTGGAACTCAGGCTTGTCGTATTTCGGAGCTTCATTTGGCACTGTACCGATTGGCTCGGTATATTCCGGCAACTCTCGCACCTCTGGAATACCAGGGATGCCGCCCTCAAATTCTGGGATGTCAACTTTAGGTGCGTAATTTGGCACCTCGAAAGTTGGTTCCGGTTTGTTCTCACCACTTGCGTCCCCTCGGCCACCAACTAATTGAATTTTCATGTATGAAACAGCACCGTCTGATTCAGCTTTCAATTCAATCTTGTTAGTAGGATTAGTTGAGTCCTTGACAGCATTTACAAGCTTAGTCTTGTAATATAGATAGACCATTTTGTCCAAACGATCCATTTTGATTTCAAAACCATGCTCAGATTTTGAAATAGACTTAACTAAGTCCATAGCAGAACCTTTGTCAATCCAAGGGTCTAGACTTTCAATGTTCTTAATTTCAAAGTAGTTATCAACTAACTTTTGGTTTTCACTCATTTCGTCAATGATTGTTACGTAGTTTAACGCACGTTTTGCATAGTTAACTCGTGCTGTCCAGTTGATTACAGTAGGGTCGTCTTTGTCTTGTGATCCCCATTTTGCAATCAATTCATCTTTACCAATCACTTGCTCTGAACCAACATTAGCAGTCACAACCGTACCGTTAAAGTTGACATTCACTGGCTTACCCGATACAACTTTATCTGTCCAACTTGCATCAAGTTTTAGGCTCATGCTCTTATTTAGAGGGTGGGACTTGAAATAGTCATTAAATACTGTAGTCACTTTATTCGTGGTAGCATCCGCTGTAGCTTTACCAACTACTGCTCTCTCTGGATTGTGTACATCAAACTCGTAAGAGGTTTGGAATTTCACTTCTTCTGGCAGGTCAAAAGTAACCTTATCCCCCTCATTCACCGACACATCATCCGGAATGTGAATATCTTTGTACTCGACCTCGAATGGTGAGTATTTACCATTGCCGTTAGGGAATGTCACGTTAACTTCTGGATTAGAAACTGTGATTTCTGTTCCCTCTTTAGTAACAGTAGTTGCTACTGGTTGAGTTTCTGCAATCGGCTGAGATTCCACTGGTGCTGGTGCCAATACTTTTGGCGTTTCTGCCACTGGTGCTGTTTCAGTTGCAACCACTGGTGTTTCCGCTACTGGTGCCACTGTTTCAGACGGTGTCACTGTAACGTTACCGGCATTGTCAGCCGTATATACATTAGACACCGCTGGTTGTGTGTCTACCACTGGTTGAGCAGTTTCGTCCGCTGATACTGCCCCAGCTCCAATCAATAGAGCTGTAGCAATCGCTAGAGTGCCACAAAGCCCATAGGCTTTTGATTTAGTGAATCCAGTTTTTGCGATTGTTTGAGTGTTGAATGATTTCATGGTATACTCCTTGTATAGATGTTTTTTCTTGCATGGGCCCTAACCCATGCTTTTTTTAGTGCTCTCAACGTGCACCCAAAGCCCCACCGTGTCATGTTTTTCAATGTTTTATTAGACTTTTTGGGGAAGATTAGGAAAAAAGTAATTTAGTAAAGTTTTTTGGGGAAAAATTATGGGTATAAGTTACACTCCACGGCAGGGCCATGGCTGCACGTTGAAAGATGGTTTCTATTTGCTATATTTCTGCTTGAGCCGCTCTTGTTTTTCCTCTGGGGTTTCCACCCACTCAAAGAATGGCTCTTGCTGCTTGGGTTTCTTTCTGTTTAGCAATTTTTTTAGTAGTTTCATGAGTTACCCCACTAATTGATCTAATGGCAATCCGTGGTCTGCATTGAAATCTCTTACCTTTTCGTCAATCATGCGATACGGTCTTACCTCAAAGACTTCTACTTCGTTTTGCTTGCTTGACCAAATCCAGCTAATTAGTTTTTTCATATTTTTTACCTCTCTTATTCTTCTAACTATGATTACTGTATAGTTATCTATTAGTAATTATTTCTAGTTAGTGCCGGTAGGCTCTAGATTGTTGTTGGTTAGTGTGCGTAGCACCATATTGTTATATATTAGTTATTGTTTATATATTAGTTATTGTTAGTGTCCGATTTTCTAACCTATGAATTATCATCATTTGAATTTTTCGTAGTATGAATTTTCTAACTTACGAATTATCATTGTTTGATTAAATGGAAATTCCAATTATCGAACTATGAATTTTTAAGGCTACCTGTGGATAACTCTGTGGATAACTTTTTATCAAGGTATTCTACAAATTCGTCCGTCATGGGTATGTCTGATGCACAGACAACCATTTCAAAACCTTTTTTATAGCCCTTGCTTTTTCTGAAAACCACAACATACCGTTTGCGTTTCAATTCTTCAAACGCTGTACGATGCGAGCTTTTCCCGTTGGTTGACCTCTTTTCAAGTTCTGACAGATAAACCCGCCAATCGCTTTTATTTATTAAGATTTCAGCAAGTAAGCCTTTCGCTTGTAAGCTCAAGCTAGTATCTTGTAGAAATCTGTTGTTCATTTTCGTGTAATTTTCTTCCGTATTAGTGAAAGATATACTTCATTCGGTTATGCTCCTTCCTGTTGATTCACTTTTATTGCCCTAACCGCACTAGAGAGCTAGTGAGTTTTTTTAATTCATATATATATTTAAGGAGACTTATGAATATCAAATCGTTGTTGCTTACTTAGTTGGTATCGTTCAGTTTCCTCACTAGCTCACTGCTACGGCTAGGGGTGTTGTTCATGCTATATCTTGCCAGTTATTGTTAAACCAATCTCTTACGGGGTCCCGTGGATATCTAACTTGACTCCCACGACCTTTATCAATTTTCGGAAAACCGTCTAAGTTGGTGATTCGTAAAAATTCGGTATAGTTGCCAATTCCCAACATCGCTTGGCACTGTTTAGCAGTTAAAATCATGGGTAGCGTTTCGTCTATGTCAAACGCTTTTGATTTATCCGCTATGACTGCCGTCAGCATGCTGTCGAACTGGTCAGTTAGTGGTTTGAATGGGTTGTCCATAAGCGTTACCCTTTTTCAAGAGCGATAAGCTCTTTTTGTTTTGGTGTCTCACGAATTTCAAACGGTGTGAAATCGTCGTAAGATAGATTTTCCAAGAATTTGATGGCTTTTTTAGCGTCAACGTGCTTGATGTTAGTGTATTTTGTCACGTTAAAGGCTTTCTTCAAACGTGAGTACATCAAGCGAATAAACTGACCTTTTTTAGATGCGAATAAGTTATCGCTTGGATGTGTTTTCTGTTCTTCAAAGTAGAAATCAGCAAACACGCCAGCCTTTCTAAAAACAATGCTCTTGACTTTCGTTGCTTCACCGTCATCGATATGGACTTTCTTGTTGACTTCTTCGATAAGTTTTTCCATATCATTGAATTTGTGGTTTATCTTCTTGGAAGTCTTGTCCATTTCTTCCTTAATGCCGATAACCTCTTTTAGAAGTTGGTCGTTGACATTGCTTTGAGCAACTAGATTCATGGCTTGTTGCTTTTGCATTTTCACTGTTTCAGCGAGCAGATTTTCTTTTTTCTTATTCTTCTTACTCATTGATGATTTCTCCTTCTATGATTGTTCTTCCGTTCTCTGGGACAATCTTATTCATTTCGTCTAACCAGTTTTCAGTCAGCGTTAAGATGTCTCTGAGTTTTTCAATCTGAGCGTCCTTGCCAATCCCTTGGATAAGGGTTTTAAATCTGAGCGGTGCCATTTCTTCGTCAAAGAAATCTTCAAACTTGGTAACGAGCTTACTGAGATTAAAGATATTAGTCACGCTATTTTCTAGCTTTTCTTTATCCGCTCGTAAGTGTTCGATGGAATCTTTCAAGGCTAGGGCTTCCGAGGTTTCTTTCTCGAGCATTTCATAAGACGCTTCCTTAAGTCGCAAACTTCTTTTGACTGATTCAAGCTCATCCGTTAGGTCTTTGTTCTTGCCTAGTAATTGCTTGTTAAGGTCTTGTGTCGCTTGGTAATCTTGTGGGATGGCTTCCTTTTCGATTACTTTTTCAGTGGTTTTGGTGAGCTTGACACGTTCAAGCTCACCTTTAACCGCTTCCAGTGCTTGGTCTTTGAGTTTGAGACGACGCTTGACCTCTTGTAATTCTCTAACCGTTGGTGATTCGCCTTGCTCGATTTTTTCAATCTGCTCTTGCTTTTCTTCCTCTGGTAGTGTTGCGATAAGGTAGAGGGCATTTATCCCTAAATTATGCGACGTCGCATAATTTGGAAGTTCTTTCGCTACTTTCATAAACTGATTGGCAACCTTCTGACTAAACTCTATTTTCTTAAGCCATTCCATGAATTGCCCATGCACCAAATCTTTTTCTTTAACGTGGTTTAATCGTCTACCAATTTCCCAAATCGATTGCCCAGCTATTTGCTTGTGGTGGTTTATTTCTAATTCAATTTGAGAAAGGTTGTTAGACAATGTTACTTCGTTCATCTAGCGTAACCTCTTTCTTAATCTTAACTTGAATTAAATTCAAGTTTCGTTGTAAAAAAATATCAAATACCGTACAGATCAGACGATTGAATGTGGTATTTATTACAAATGGTTACCATGTTCTTAGGAGAAATAGAAAGCACATTCTTCTCCCAAGCGCTAACCGTTTGAGCCGTCGTACCAACGCTTTTAGCGAATTCTTCTTGTGTCATATTATGACGGGCTCTAAGTTCTTTGATTGTAATCTTTGGAACTATTTTTGTCATTTTGTTCCTCCTCTCTAACTAACTTACAAACATATTGTAACTTGAATTTAATTCAATGTCAATAGTTTTGTTGATTTTTTTTCAAGTTTTTTTAGTTTTTTTATAAAACAACTTGAAAGTTAGGAAAGTCTCCTATATAATACTAATATAAACAACAAGGAGAAAGATATGGATTTGAATAAGCAAAGAGGAAGTAGAATTGAAAGTTTGAGAGCTAGCAAGGGTATTAGTCAACTTGAATTAGCGAAAATGTTAGGGTATAAGTCTGATTCAACTATTTCGAAATGGGAAAACGGTGCTAGTATTCCGACAGGGACAAAGATTGTAAAATTAGCTCAAGTTTTAGGAACTTCCACGGACTACATCTTGTATGGAGTCGAAAAGCCTGCTGTCTCTGATATTCAATCTATCTATGATGACCTAAATGACATAAACAAGAAAAAAGTAGTAGATTTAGCTCTTACCTTGCGTGATAAACAAAATAGAAAGCCGATTCAAATGACTACTGTTTTTATCACAGGCTTTGTTTCTGCTGGTAACGGGGTCATGCAAGACGACTATGTAGACGCTGAAATCACAATTCCCTCTAATGAGGTTCCTGATGAATTTGATAGCGTTGCAAAAGTAATAGGCGAAAGTATGTCACCTAAAATAAAAGACGGAGACCTACTTTTTATCAAGCGTACCCCGCAAGTAGGGAATAATGATATTGCAATTTTTCAAGTTAATGGCGAGAACTATGTCAAACAGTTCAAATCAAACGGGACGCCATACCTGAAATCACTTAACCCCGAATATGACAATGTCTATCTTTCAGAAAATGACGACATCAGAACTATTGGAGAGGTTGTAGACATCTATAAGAAAAATTAGAGAGGTATAAGATAATGGGAATTTTTGATAATGCAGAAATGAAAGCAGCTAAACGTCGATATAAGGAAGAGATGAAACTATTAGCTGATATTATGAGGCCGACAGGTAAAATATTTATGTGCGCTAAATGGGATGATAACTTGAGAGTCATTTCCATTGGCTCGATGGGGATGAGTACGATCGTTAAATACGACACTATCAAAGACATACAGATCCATGAGTCTGTGCAGGAAGTTACTTCTACAAAGTCAAAGGGCAAAGAAAAGCGTAAGGGTGTAATGACTAGGGCGGCCGTGGGTACTATCCTCATGCCAGGAGTTGGAACTTTGGCGGGTGCATTGACAGCTAAGAAACAATCTACAGGAGAGTCTGAGGCTGTAACTAGCCAACAAGTGACTAGAACTATCGTACTGACTAGAGATGACCCTTTCAAAACAGTTTTGACTATTCCTTATCATCCCGAATTAGAAGCTAAATTACGCAGCATATTGGCCGAAAATCTCGCTCAAACGGCAGCAGCCGAACAGATTACAGAGACTTTTCCCATTGAACAGCCTCAGACGGTCGAACAATCTCCGCAAGTCGAACGGGTTGCCTCAAACATATCTGTTGCTGACGAACTGATTAAGCTAAAGGAACTGCTGGATGCTGGTGTCCTTACAGAAGAAGAATTTGCGATCCAAAAACAACGACTTTTACGTTAAATAAAAAAAGCCCTATAATCTCCCTCGCCAAAGTTAGATTATAGTGCTTATGCATCACAGAAAAAACGTGTAAACTGGAAAACAGCCTTACATGTCCTTTTCTGTACCCATTTTACCAAAATTAAGGAGATATGACAATGTGGGTAGAACAATTACCAAACGGTAAATATAAATATTTTGAGAGATACAAGGATGCCTACACTGAAAAGTGGAAGCGGGTATCAGTCACGCTTAACAGTGGCTCGAATAGAGCAAAGAAAGAAGCTCAACGCTTATTGGATGATAAGATAGCCCAGAAAATAGAATCATCAAGCACCACTAATGTATCATTCCATAGTGCTTTCAACGAGTGGTGGGAATTTCACCAAAAGCAGATTAAGTTAAGTTCAATCAAGAGCCTTGCAGCATCCGTTAAGCGAATATCTGACGCTATCGAACAAGGAACAATCTTATCAAATATCAATGTCAGACTTATCCAATCCTTACTAGACACTGAAGACTGGACAGATTCGCAGAAATATCGTGCCAAGACCGTGTTAAATACATTCTTCGATTATGCTATGGATCAACAACTTATAACTGATAATCCATCGAGGAAGTCACGACTTCCAAAGAAAAAGAATAAACTTGAGAAGCAGCAAACTGCTAAGAATAAGTACTTAGAACCGGATGAATACAGTCGATTATTGAAAGAACTCTACCGAAAAGACATAACGTTGAGATACGCCCTGGCGTGTGAGTTCATGCTTTTAAACGGTTGTCGGATAGGAGAGTTGGCTGGTCTAACTGTTTCAGATTACCACAAAGAGACACGCTCCCTAGATATCCACACTTCTTTTAATCGATACATCCCAGAAAACGAAGGGACAAAAACCGTCGCTAGTTACCGAACCACCTACCTCACTAATCGAGAAATGGAAATCATTGACCAGATATTAGAGTTGAAAGAGTTAAGCGAAACAACCAATTCAGATTGGTATCATAGCGATAAAATCTTCACTACCAACACTGGAAGGCCTATCCATAGCACAATCCTAAGTGCATCGCTCCAACGGGCTAATGCCAGACTGGAAACGCCTATCGACAAGCATCTATCCCCTCATATCTTCAGACACACCACAATTAGCATACTAGCTGAAAACAATGTGCCACTAAAAACCATCATGGACAGGGTTGGTCATGCTGACTCGGAAGTGACTACTAGCATCTATACTCATGTCACACGAAACATGAAAGACCAAGCAGTCAATATTTTAGATAATATCATTACGAATAATCTTGCCCCTTCCTTGCCCCTTGGGTAGAAAAAAAGAACTCTAGGTTTAACCTAGAGCCCTCAGAAACGTTGTTAAATCAACGTTTTATTTTTTCAAGTTGTAGAATGATTTCAAAC